CACCTCCTCTCACTGATTGGTCTTTGTAAGCTGCTTGTAGATCTGGTTCACGCCAGTTGCCGCGAGACCGGATACGATTCCAACAGCCAGAGCGTTGATGACATCCTTTGCCGGGAAGTCCGGCATCAGGTACAGCCCCGCAATTCCGAGAACCGCACCAACGCATCCACAGATCACCGGGATCAGCTCATCCTTCACGGAGCCAGCTGCCTTGCAGCCGATACCGACCAGATACGCAATTACCGTGATTGCTGCCACACTTGCAATTCCAAAATCCATAAGTCATTCCTCCTTTTCTCTACTGTCTGCCGTAAGCGGCAGTTCCAGACACTTCTTATACAAAGACTCCCCCGTACCATTGCCGCCGAGTGCCTTGTATGGCTTGTACAGGTACTCGAGGTTGCTCCGGTCTTCCGGAGAGCACCATCCCCGGGCAATAAAAAAGCTGCAGGCCTGATAAATACGGTCGTGCAGCAATGCCATCATTCCTTCTTTGATTTCGTCGTTCTCCTGTTTTCTTCGGAGCAGCGCCCGCCAGAGCCATGTGATGACGGCAATGATCAAAGCGAACAGTTCCTGAATCCAGTATTTTAAGATAAAATCAATCAATGGAATCACCTCCCTTAATCTTCGACATACACCATGAGGTACTTATACTTGAGCGTTGCCTGATTGTACGCCATCAGAGTCGTCTCATCGTTGGCAACACCAGCGGCAAACTTGAAATGCCCGATTTGGTCTGCATCCGGGTAGGACGTCGTACCATTGTCTCCGTTATCCACGATGCACTTTCCTGTTGTCGCATAAAACCGGAATCCGTTATAGGTGTCCATGTCGGTCGACAGGGTTCCGTCCGAAAGCTGCACTTCGACAACTTTCAGACGGATATCCGGATCGCTCTTGGTGAGTGAAGACCGCTTCAAGTGAACAGCGCTGTTTGCCTTATACGTGACGAATCCATTCCCATCATCGACATCCAGCGCAAGCTTCGTTACCGCAGCGACGTTTTTGATGTGGTCGAATGATGGCTTTGTCACTTCCGTGATATCTCCGCTGGATCCTCCAGATGAGGCGGTCGGAAGGGTCAGCACCTGCTTTGTCCCTGCCGAAGAACGAATCGTAAGCTTTCCGTCATTTAGATCAAATGTGTAGGTGGTATCGGTGAAGGCAGCACCTTCCGGAACATCGGATTTTACGGTATGGCCGTTCACCTTGGCAGCATTGTCGACTATTCCGTCCCCGTCCGCGTCAAACTTCGAGAGCGCATCTTCTGCTGTGGTCAGCTGATTCACCGCCTCGCAGAGCCGCTTTATCACCTTACTTTTTCCCGTATAGTTTATCGTCATCTCATGTCTCCTTCAGATCTGTAAGCGTATAGGTCACTTTCATCGAAGTGGCGGATGTTTTGGTGACAGGAGAAGAGAAGTTGCAGATCGTTCCGATATAGGAGGACGGAATGGACTTTCTCGGATAGGAATTATAGTGAAAGCTGAACAGGTGCGGGCTTTCATATCCGTAATCCGGTATCGCCCATGTATTCTTTTTGATATAGGCTCCGTCCGGATAGATCAGAAGACCACCGCCTGTGATCACGCCGCCGTTATACATGGGGTAGAGTCCGCCGACTTCGTACTGCTTGAACTGGTTTAAAAGAACGATGTTTACCGGATTCGCCATCTCGACTTTATAGACGCTGTGGTTATCATATCCCCTTACATAGTAGAATCCTCTCGACACGACAGCATCGTTTATTGCCGTCACGGATGACAGCTCTATCGTCTGCTCATCGCCCTCCTGCGTGAAGCTGAAATCGCTGATCTTATATTTTCTTACAAAAAAAAGGGCATTGCCAGAGGAATTCTCCATGCCATAGGTATAGTAATTCTCATATTCACTGCCATTCCAGCGGGAATTCTCCTTCCGGTTCATACGGATCAGGTACAGATATCCGTCCTGCCCGTTTGAGATGATCCAGTTGTCCCAGTTATCCGTGCCGGATAGATTAACGACCTTCTCATCCGGCCCCCAGTAAGGGTCGGATACCAGCAGTTTCCAGTCCGGCACTTTCTGACGGATGATATTCCCATAGCGGTCCGCCTTGTATAAAAAACCCTTGTCCTCATCGAAGGCCAGACCGTATTCATAGTCCGTCGTGTTTCCTGATTCTCCGGCGTATAGTTTCAGGGGATCTTCTCCGGCGGTGTCTCTGGTAAGAGCCAGAGAAGCGATCGTTCCGTTTGCCTGTGAAGTGGAAAAATCCCAGACAGATACATATCCGGTGTCCGTCCTCTTTGTTTCCAGCGCATTGATGCTTCCCCGCATTGGATCATCTGTATTCACGGTTCTTGAAGCATGGCCGATCAGATGAACGTCCATCGGAAAATGCACATTCTCCGCATTCTCCTCCAGCTTCCCATCAAAAAGAAAAAGGCCTCCGAGACCTCTTTTGCACGCCGGAAGCATTAAATCCGATAAATTAGCGCCGCAGGAGACGGCATGCCCCATCGCGTAGGTCAGGGCATTTGTCACCATGTTGTCCTGCTCGATCCGCTCAGAAAAGCCGCTGTTATGATTATGCAGTTCAATACACACATGTCCTTTCATTACTGTATCTTTCCTCCGTAAATATTAATTGCATAAAGTGCTGAGTCGTTTTCCAGCACGGTCCTTACCATCAGCTGATTCGATTTTTGCAGGGCGTCCTCCGGGATCTCACGGATATCCGATTCCGTCATAGCGGCATTTTCTTTCCATTCATTCTCAGCGTAGCCCATCCAGGTGGAGCCATTATCGAATGAGATATAGAAAACCGCGTTTTTCGAATCTGCTGTAAGGTGCGTTGCCTGAGAGACAGCGCAGGTCGTTACCGAAAGACTGGTCTTAAGCGTTGTAGAGCCGGACCCGATCCAGCCGTTATCCTTCACCTCGCAGGACGTAGTCACTTTGTCGGCATTGGCCCACGGCGCAAAAACCATGACGTCTGCGACAGGCTCAACCGATTCTCCAAAGCCGCTGAGAATGTTAGCAACATTGATCCCGGACACACCGTCTGTGACAAGGCACGGTGTATCATGAAGAAGGCGGACGTCTGCCGCATCCGAAAACCGGTTCATGATCTGGCTGATAAAGAGTCGATCAATCACATCCTCTGCCGTGATCTCGCCGTTCCATTCTCCGTTTCCTGCCAGTCCCATGCCGCTTACGACTCCGAAAACCCCGTATCTCTCGATCAATAGAGAACCGCCTGTTACGGACAGAATAACATTCCAGGTATGAATCGCTGCCTCCACAGCTTCGAGTTCATACCGAAGGCGCAGGATATGCGCTCCGTCCTGAAAAGTTTCCACAGGATGTCTTGTGGTGATCTCCTCGCCGTTCAAATAATAAGTGGCTTTGATGACCGCATCATTTTCCAACGTACTGCCGGAACCTACGGCTTCGGTTGTATCGACCGACAGGAGGATCTCTATGTCGAAGGAGATATGCGTGGTTTTCTGGACCGCGAACTTTACGAACATGACAGAGCCCTCTTTGCCGTCAGCTATATTTACCGCCTCGGCGTTCTGGTAGAGCACATAGTGCATGTTGTTATCCGTCTGCGATGAAAGAAGGCCGGCGATCGTCTTATCGGATTTGCTTTTTGCAGATGCAAGGGAAGGATCCTGTCCCACGCCCTGGATTTCATAGGAGCTGTTGTACTTGAACGTATACTTTGTGATGCAGAACAGTTTATCCGCATCGCCGATTCCTCCGGGAAAGGAAAGCACATCTCCAAGGTCATAGGCGGGGTTTCCGATCATCGTAACTTTGAAAGGCACATAGTCGATCTGCTGAAGTGCTGTAAGGATGGCGCGCCGCTGTTTCTCAAGACTTTCTGCCACTCCGTACTGGAGGAAGGGATTGCTGCCGAGGTTATAGGTGAGTCCGTTATCCTCGTCCATCCCATAGTAGCTGGTTGTTTTGTCGCTTAGATTTACACAGGAGATGCCGGTGTATCTTGTCTCAAAATCGGAAAAAGAGCCTCCGCTGAACCGATGGCTTGCATCTATGACATCCGTGACATTTTGATGGTAGGCGCAGAACTTTATCCTACCCGCCCTGTCGCAGGTCACAAAGCACCCGACGGCGGCTGACAGCCACGATAAGTAGTCCCGCCAGGTCTCGATGTCATTTTCTGAGTAAAGGGAAAGCGTCTCGGTGCCGTTAGCAAAGTTTGCGAATTCATCTTCTGTGGTAGCAAGAGGCACTTTGCAGCTCTCACAGGCCATCTTCGCCAGCTCATACGGCTTTCCGGCGGTCGTTCCTAACGAACAGGTCTTATCGAAAAGCGACAGGTTGTCGTAGGCTTTCAGCACCACGCCGGACTGGGTCCACTGTGCTTCGGAGGTGAGATAGACTCCAAGAGGGATGTACTCGTATGTACCGTCCGCGAGCTTAAGCCCGAAAAAGGGCGTGATCTTTTCACCTTTCAGGGAATAACGCTTTAGGTCTAAGTTCATAAGGGTAATGTCCATCTGCCCAATATAGACCTGCCCGATAGAGATCATCGTATCGTCAGAGCACTTGTTTGTGATCTGACAGGAACCGGCAAGAATGTTCTCGTCGCTGAAGAAAACATCGCCGACGCTTCCCTTCATGGAAAAATGCTGGACCGGCTGCTTCATGGCAGCCTTGTATTGTTCACTTACTGCGTACATGAAGCACCTCCTTCCTCGCTGTCACGTCAATGTCTGTTAGAACTCTTCCAGATCAAAGCTCACCGTGTATAGCCCATTCGTTCCTTTTGTCTTCTCTGAGTTCTTCCCCGGACCGGTCTTGAAGTTTCTTATCCTCATCGTCCTTGCCTTATAATCCTGCGTCTTCAGGTCATAAAGTTTCACCTGTATTGAATCCTTGTCGCGGAATTCCGCGAACTTCGCTGCCCAGCGGCTGGAACACTGAAAAGAGGCAGAGACGGACAGCTTGTCATATCTTGTGACAATGACCTGATCCGTTCCTGCCTCCGTCTGATTGGTACTTTCCACAACGGAATAACTCTCCTCCCAGCTTGCCGGGGAAAAGAGCTTTACACCATCAAAGTAGATTGGAAATTCGCTTAACATCATCGTCCTCCTGACCGATAGTTGCTCCGCTGGGTTGCCCGGACGACGATCTCATCAATTCTCTCCTGTCCGATATAAACCGGGATGATGATGTCGCCGCCACCGACTCCCGCCAAAGCACCCTGTACAATCTCCGCGAGCTTGTCAGTTCCGACCACGGCTTCCTGTCCCACTTCGCCGCCGCCAAGGAGTCTGCCGCCTGAAGCGCCGAAGATCGTCGGGCTGTTCAGGATGTAAGCATCATCCATGGCTTTCCGGTACCAGTCCACAGAAAGATGCGGAACCGAAGGCGGGTCAATGGAGAGCTTGCCGCTGATCGAGAAATGAGGCAGCTTGATGTGGGGCAGCTCCAGATGACACCCGGCAAAGAAACCCTTGATGCGATCAAGACCACCGCTTACGATGCTCTTGGCATTCTCAATCATCGAGGAGAAAGCTCCTTTGATTGCATCGAGCTTTCCCTGTGCAGAAGACAAGGCATCGCCGAGCTTCCCTCCCGTCAGCTCATTGATCTTCGAGAATCCTGCCTCCCAGATCGACTTGTAGGCATCCACAGCGGTACCAATGATGCCCTTGATCCCACCTCCATGCTGATCAACGGACGCCTGGATCGCATCCCATGCGGTACCGGTGTTTGTTTTTACGGTGTCCCATGCGGTACTGATGGTGGTCTTTACGGTATCAAAAGCAATACCGGCTGTTGTCTTGATCCCATCCCATGCACCGGAGAGTGTCGTGGTGATCCCGCTCCACGCTGTCGATGCAGCAGAGCTGATGGTCGACCACGTATTGCCAAGAAAATCGGAGATTCCGGTAAAGACCGTCGTTGCCGTAGTACTGATTCCAGCCCACAGCCCGGTGAAAAATCCGCTGATGCCGTTCCAGACAGTCTCCGTGGTAGACTGGATACCGTCCCAAAGCCCGGAGAAGAAGCTACCGAGCCCTTCACCGATGGACTGTACTCCGGAGCACGCTGTTTCCCAGACGCCGCCGAACCACTCGGAGATTTCTCCCCAGTGCTTCACAATCTCAATCACCGCAACCACAGCAGCTACCACCGCCGCAATGATCCCGATGATCGGAAGGATCGGAACGGATACCGCTCCAATCGCAGGAATCACCGTGCCGGAGAGGAAGCCGACCAGTTTCCCGACGACACCTGTGACGGATCCGACCGCGGAGATCACCTTACCGACACCGACCACGACAGGCCCTACAGCCGCAGCAATCAGCGCTGCCTTGACGATTGCTTCCTGCATGCCCGGGGAAAGGCCATCCCACGCGTCCTTCAGGGCCGTCACCACATCCTTGATCTGTGTCATGGCCTCTGTGATCATCGGTGCTGCAGCATCCACGATTTCTGCACCGAGGTCTTTCAGATTGTTCATGACAATCGTCATCTGGTCCAAAGGATCCAGCGTCTCATTAAAGGTGTTCTCCACCGACCCGGCATAATCTCCGAGCGTGGTAGAGAGGTCGTTTAAGGAGAGCTTGCCGCTCTGGACCGCGTTGTAGATGGCACCGCCCGCACGGGAACCGAACAGGTCATAGGCCGCCTGCAGCTTTTCCGTATCCGAGGCATTGCTGCCCATCGTCTTGGAGAAGTCCTTCAGCGCATCACTCAGGGACTGCCCGTTCTTCGTCGCAACCTTCTGCGCCTTGGTAAGACCGGTGAGCATTGTCGAGGTATCAAGGCCCGACATATCGACCGCACCCATGAATCCTGCTGCCTGCTCTGCCGAAAGTCCCATCGCCTGAAACTGTCCGGCATTCTTGGCAAGGTCCTGCGAAAGCGTATCCATCGACACACCCGTTGCCTGCCCGACCTGATTCAAGGCGTCAAGGAGGTTCCCGGCATCATCCGACGACTGTCCAAAGGCATTGAGGACAGAAGATACGTTATCAACCGAGGTCGATACATCCGTCGAATTCAGTGTCGCAAACTCTACAAACTTCGTGGAGAGATCCTCCAATGCGTCGCCGGTCAGTCCGAACCTCGTGTTCACTTCGCCAATGGCATCACCGGCAGTCTGGAAATCAGTCGGGATGGTCTCTGCGATGGACTTCGCCCGGTTCTGCATATCCTCAAGGGCTGCACCGCTTGCTCCTGTCTTCTCGGTCACCGTATCGAGAGCCTCATCGACTTCCTTCCATGCGGCAACCGAAGCGGCACCAACAGCAGCGACCGGGACCGTGATGCCCTTGGTGAGTCCTTCTCCGACGTCACTGATCTTGCCGCCGACCTCTTTCATCTTGTCGCCGGCGACCTGAAGTTGCTGGCCGGCAACGGAGCCGAACTTCTTGTACTCGTCCTCGAGTCCTTCCAGCGACTGCTTGGTAGCTTCGATCTCCCTGGTCAGGGCTTCCTGCTGCTTCTGCGTCTCCTCCGTTTGAGGCCCCGCCTTCAGCTGTGCGAGGGCTTCCTTCTCCTCGGCGAGCTTCTTCTTTGTCGCATTGATCGCGTCGGTGAGGTATTTCTGCTTCTGCGCCAGAAGGTCCGCATTG